AAAACAATAATTATATATAGAAAAAACAATTTTATGGACCAAACACAATTAATCAAAGCAATAGTAAAAGTTTTAAGAGAGGATATTAGAAAAACTCTTAAAGAAGAAATACGAAATGCTGTTCACGAAGTGTTAAACGAACAAATTGAAACACCGAAAAAACAAGTGAATGAGAGTTACGAATTTAAATCAAAAGATGATGGTAGCTATGGTACAATCCAATATGGACAAAGACCACAGGCAGCAAGACCTATGATATCTCCGGCTGATTTGGGATATGGTGATAATTTTAGAGAATACTCACAACCTGAACCTGCGATGGGTGGAACTCAATCAGAGTATGGTTCTTATTTACAAGGACAAGAAGAAGGTGGTATTCCATTAGAACATAAGATGGCTATGGCAGCGAGGCGAAATCCAGAAGCAGCACAATCAGTTATGAAAGCAATGACTAGAGATTATTCTCAATTAGTAAAAAAATTCAATAAGGGGTAATTAAATTGGCATTTGAATTAGAAAAATCGTTTGTAATTGATACACAAGATAAAAGTGTTGGAGTGTCATTGCCTATTGGTGCTGGCAACAATGGATATTTTGGTGTAAACTATACTACGAAAAATCAAATCAAAAGTAATTTAAAAAATTTAATATTAACAGAACCCGGTGAGAGGTTAAGTAATCCTAAATTTGGAACTCCATTAAGACAATTCATATTTGAACCATACGAAGATGGTGATTTTGAAAGTAGAATTGAAGATGTTATAACAACCGCAATATCAACGTATTTACCATATGTTAGTATCGAATCTATTATATTTGAAAATAACAATGATTCAAAAGATAAACATTTGGTAAATTTAGAAGTAAATTATTCAATAAACTTTTCAGCAATACCCACAACTGATACATTAACAATTTCATTATAAAATGGCACTTAATCCAATAGATAAAAGCTGGTCTACAAACAAAAAAGACGTTAAATATGTGAATAGAGATTTCACATCTTTAAAGCAAGCATTGGTTGAATTTACTAAAACATATTTTCCAAATACCAATTCTGATTTTAGTGATGCATCTCCTGGTATGATGTTTATGGAACAAGCCGCATATGTGGGTGATGTTCTTTCATATTATACCGATGCTCAATTAAAAGAATCGTTTATTAATGTGGCAAGTAATTATTCAAATATTCTTATACACGCTCAAAACTTTGGATATGTTCCTAAAATAAGTAGACCTGCGGTAACAACATTGACGGTATATCAAACCGTTCCATCTATATTAAATGCAACTGGAACCGGTACATCTGAGCCTGATTTTAATTATTGTGTAAAGATAAAAGAAGGAATGGAAGTTAAATCAGAATCCAATTCTAATATAATATTTACTACATTAGATATGGTAGATTTTACCAATCCTATCAATAGAACGGTATCGGTATTGACTCAAGCTAACGGAGCACCACAATTGTATTTATTAACAAAAACAGTTCAGGCTATTAGTGCAGCGGTAGTAACAATAACAAATGATTTAGGAAGTTCATTTAAACCAAATCCTACAATTAATATTACAGATTCTAATTTTATAAAAATTATATCAGTAGTAGATGAATCAAATAATTCATATTACGAAGTTCCATATTTGGCACAAGAAATGATTTATATAAAAGAAGCGAATGCTTCGATATATGACCAAACATTGGCATCGGGTAGTGTTGATACACCGTATAATTTAAAATTAGTTAAAACAAATAAAAGGTTTACAACTAGAATAACAGATGTAGATAATGTTCAATTAAGATTCGGCGCGGCAAGTGAAACTACTGCAGATGAAATGATTGTACCAAATACTAAAAACGTAGGATTAGGATTAAATAATTCAATTAGTAGATTAGAACAATCATTTGACCCTTCTAATTTTTTAAAAACATCTACATATGGAATTGCACCTACCGGTGAAGTTACCATTAAATATTTAGCGGGTGGTGGTATTAGTTCAAATGTTGTTTCAAATGATTTAAGAAAAATTGTTTCAATGGAATTTGATGAAGATTTATTAACATTTAATTCAACTACATCACCATTATATCAATCATCCAAAGCATCAATTGCAGTGGATAATTTAATACCTGCTACTGGTGGTAGAGGTATTGAAACATTAGATGAAATAAGAGAAAATTCAATTGCAAACTACGCATCGCAAAATAGAGCAGTAACTAAACAAGATTACGAAATTAGAGCATTATCAATGGATGCTTCATTTGGTAGTATTGCCAAAGTATATGTGGAGCAGGATTCCCAAAATAACCCATTTGCAATCAATATGTACACACTTGGATATAATTCTAATGGAAACCTTACCCAACTAAATACAGCAACTAAAAACAACCTTAAAACCTATTTAAATGAGTATAGGTTAATTACAGATGCTATAAATTTATTAGATGGTTATATTATTAACATTGGGGTAAACTTTGAAATAACAACATTTTCAAATTATAATAAAAGAGAAGTTGTATTAAATTGTATTCAATCAATAACAAACTATTTTAATATCTACAATAGAAAAATTAATCAACCAATTAATTTGGGTGAGTTAGAATTAGAATTAGCAAATGTAAATGGTGTAGCAACAGTTCCAAAATTAGAAATTTACAATATATGCGATGATACACATTCTCACAATGAATATGATATTAAAGCAGCAACAAAGAATAAAATTGTTTATCCATCATTAGACCCTTCTATTTTTGAATTGAAGTTTCCTAATACTGATATTAAAGGGAGAGCATTATAATGATATTATTTTATACAGCATCACAAGATGCAACTATATACTTACAACAACCTTACCAAAATACCGGTATAGATGAAATGTTGGAATTATCAAAAGTATACTATGGTGATACACAGGATATGAGTAGAGTCTTAATTCAATTCGATACTACGGAAATATCTAAAAGTATAGCAAATGGTACAATACCAAGTGGTTCATTTACTGCATCATTACAATTAAAGATAACTAAGGCAGATGAGATTGCCGCTAGATTTAATATAGAAGCATATCCAATTTCTCAAAGTTGGGAGAATGGTACTGGTACTCGTTTTGATAATATTACAACCAATGGTGTAACTTGGTATTATAAAAATGGTGATGATACATCTACTATTTGGAATAATACATATGTAGCAGGACAAGGTGCAAGTTTTAATCCATTTACAACCGGGTCTCAGACAGGACTTGGTGGCACATGGTTTACATCATCGGTAGCATCACAATCATTTCAGTACACAATAGAAGATATTAATTTAGATGTTACTTCATTTGTTAAAAGATGGAATAGTGGTAGTATAACAAACAATGGCATCATACTTAAATTTCCTACCGATAAAGAAAATGATTCAGTTGATTATGGTAGTATTAAAATGTTCTCAAAAGAAACTAATACAATTTATCAACCTAAATTAGTTATAACTTATTTAGAAACGGATGTAGTTAGTGGAAGTTTAATAAACATTACCGATTTTATTAATAGTAGTAGTTATGATGTTTCGTATAGATGCTATTCACCAAATTTAAAAACCTCATATCAAGAAGGTCAAAAAGTAACTCTTAAAATTGATGCAAGAGAATTATATCCAATCAAACAATTTAATTCTACATTTGTATATCAAGTTAAATACTACTTACCATCAACCACATATTATAGTGTAATTGATACTTTAACAAAAGAAACAATCATAGGATATTCGGAAGCAAGTAAAGTTATAAAAGGTGAATTTAATAGTTTAATAAAATTAAATTTCCAAAATTGGTCGGTTGGTAGAAATTATACATTATTAGTAAAATCAATTACTAATGATAATGAAGAAATTTTTGAAATAGGTACATTTGATATTTACAAATAATGGCAATAGAAAAAAAATATATTACGTTAAGTGATTTAGATGATAATCAAAGTGTATCAACTAAATTATATGTAGACCAATATAATCAAACTGAATTAGAAAAAGCAGTAGATATAACGGTTACGGAATTAATAAATGCATTGCCTGATGTTAATTTGGATTTAGTACCTAAACCTGTGTACGATGCAGAAGTATCACATTCTCAACAATTAGAATTAGATATAACTAAATTAGAATTACAAATTGCAGATTTAACAGCAAGAGTACAGGCATTAACATCAGATAGTAGTTCTTTGTATATATCAAATGATAATTTAAGAGTTACTAATGCAAAATTAGAAAATACAGTTGCATCCGTTCAACAAACAACATTAGAGTTAAGAACTAATTTAACAACATCATTAACAAAAGCATTAAATGAAGCAACCGAAAGAACTGCATTAGAAGCTGAGAATAATGGATTGAATGCACAAAAGAATGCATTGATTAAACAAATCGATACATTAAATAATTTATTAGCCCAAGCAAATGCAAGTTTACAAGTTGCAGCTCAACAATTAAGTGCAAAAGCACAGGCAGTAGCAGCGGGTGGTGTTTCAACGGGTGAATTATCCACAATTGTTTGGGAAAAAGGTGACCCTTCAAAAAATGGAAGTTTGGGATATGCACTTGATTTGAATTTAGTTGCAAAGGGTGCTAAGGTAGAAGGACCACCACAATACGCAGCCGCGTGGAGTAGTAATTATGTTGATATAGTAGCAGGTCCAAAGGATATAACTGCAACAATATCTCAAACCTTTTTTACAATAGAATCTCCACTTAGTTTAAAAGCAAACGAAACAAAACGAATTACATTTGATAAACCCATTCAAAGTAGAGTGCCTAGTGGAACAAGAGGTTGGACCGGGTTAGGGAGGTCACAAAGAGATTATGAAGAAGTATTAAAAATTACAGTAAAGGATATTGACCCGGCTGGTAAATCGGAAGATAAAAATTGGAAAATAAAAGTACACTCATACGAATAATAAATTATGGCAATAAAAGATTTTAAAAATATTGAAAACATTAATCTTAATTTGGATTCAACTGCACAATTAGTTGATTCAAAAGATTTAACTATATTCAAAACCGGAGCTAAGAATATTACTGATTTCGGAATGTCTAAAAATGATGTTATCGAATTTAGAGTATATGATATTTCAAATAATTTATTACAACAAACAAATGGTATTAGTGTAAGGTATATTCATAAAGATGATTTACCAAAATATCTTAAAAGTGATATCGATACAATAACACAAGAAAAAATATTTGAAATTGATGTTGAAAAATTAGTTAGAGAAGCCGGTTATGGTAATGGTGAATTTAAAGTTTCATTTAATTTCTTAAAAAATTATGTAGGAAACGAAGATAAAAAACAAAGAGTTTGGATACATGAAGTTTCACCATCTCGTTCAGAAATAAGAGTGATGCCATTATTAGGTACAGATACGTTTTTAAATAATAAAATATCAAATAGATACAACGGATTTTTAAATAAAGCAAATGAATTACGTGGAGTTATTTCTATTATAGAAAGAGCATTAGATTCAATTGAAAATAATATTAGTGATTTAATTGATAAATATTTTATTGAAAAGCATGGACAAAATTGGTTCAATATAGTTATGAAAGATTACCAATTTAATGATACTACATATACTGCATTTAAACAAAAAATATTTTCAAATTTTAAAAAATCTGTTCATTATCAATTTAGTGGTAAAGAGTTTGATATAAATTCAAGTAACTATGGTAATGTAGCAAATATACCATTTGATTTAGATGAGTTTTATTCAACAAATCAAATTTATGGTATATTAGGAAATAGATTAAGTGAATCAATTAATTATTCTTCAAGAACAATTATACAAAAATCTGAACCACTTGTTACACAAGAAGCAATTAAACAAGATACAAGTTCTCAATTATTGCAATCTTTATTAAATACAAATTATAATAGAGTAAGTAACTTAACACAAAATAATAGATTAGGTGAAATATCAAAAGAACCAATTATAATAGATATAAAACCAGAAGTAACATCATCTGTTATTTTACCTCCACCTCCTCCGGTAGACCCACCACCTCCTCCGATAGATAAACCAATACCAATTGATTACGCACCAGGCGGTGGAAGTGGTGGTGGTGGCATGAGAGATTATATGCCACCTGGAAATGATGCTGGTATTTGGGGTACTAGTAGTGAGTTCGGTAGAGCACAATCAGAAAGATATAAGTAATAACAACAATTTTATAATAGGATATTTATAATCAATGGCAATACGACACAATAGACAATATATGAAGCCGGTGGATAACTGGGATTATTTATATAATCCAATGGGAGAGTTATTGAATGATGATAGCCTTTCAGGTGGAGGTGCGTTCGGTGGTGGTGGAAATAGTGGTGGTGGAACCGGAGGTGGTGGTGGTGGTACAAATATTCCACCTACTCCTCCAGGAAATAATATTAAACTTACACTTAAAAATGTAAGTAAATATCCTAATCAGATGAGTTTTGGTGTACAGAATAGTACATATAATGAAAATACACAAGTTGTTATTGATTCAAACACAATAAATGATTCATTGGTAATTAAACCAACTGTATCCGATACTTATATACCACAAAATTATTATCAACTAAATAAAACATTAGTTAATAAAGTAATAATAACTAACGACTGGGTTGTTGATACTAATAATAATTTTGGAATTGATCCTGCTAGTTCTTTATATGGGTATGGGAATAGTGGTTTAGGAAATTTACCAATTGGTCGCTGGGTTGAAAAATCAGAAAGTGTTCAAATACCTGGTATAACAATAGATGAATATAATGGTAGTAATAATATTCAAGGTAGTGTAGAATATGAATTACCAATTGATACTAATTTGGAGTTTGATTTACTTCAAATTGAAAAACCAATAGAAATTGATTTACCTAAACCTACAAAGGTACAAAAAGTATATGTTACTACAAATTACGATAATCCTAAATTAAATGATGAATTACAGATAATACTTAATTCCAAAGATTTAACAACTCCGGCTACATTAAAAATAGGTAATTCAATTGATATTAAAAATGTAAATAATTCATCATCTGATTTATCAGTTTCAATACTTGGATTATCATCATTTAAACTTCGTAATATAAGATGGCAGTATACTAATAAATTTGATAGTAATAGTACATTTAATGTAGATGATTTTAACATATTAAGTTCTGATAATATTGCTACATTATTTTCAAATGAGTTTAATTCAAATATTATATTATTAATAGAAGTAGAACCGGATACATCTAAATATGCTTCTCTAATATTAGACCAAAACACAATAGATGTTAGTATTGCAGAATCTATATTTGAATCTCCTACTGCTACTAAATCAATTGATATTAGTTATAATCTGTTTTTTACTGATTTAGTAAAAATAATTACACCATATAAAGAATTTACACAAGCCCCATCGGCAAGAGAAACATTATCATTAGATTTAAAGAGAGATTTTTTAAATAATGAAGGTTCTTTTAAAATATTATTCACACCATACTCAGTTTTATATGGAGATGGTATTACACAAACATTAATTGTTAATATATCTAAAATACTGGATATTCCTGTTATTAATAAAATAGATTATCCAACAAGTGTATATATTCCATCTTATTCATTTGGTGATGTAAATTTTTCAGTATTATTTGAATCCAACTTAGCAACGCACGTATTAGTGTATCATGCAAAAGAAGATGATAGTACGGTATTGGGAAAGTTTGCAAAAAAAGATTCTATAAAATTAAATTACATAGATTTAAAAAATAGAAAAATAATTAATTCACCATTAGATTTATTATTTGTTCCTTACAACGGAAATATTAAAGGTGAAATAGAAAGAATAACAATTAATTTTGAAGATGCAGGTGTATATGTTTCTAGTCAAAATTTAAAAGATGAATTATTTAAAGCAATCGCAGCACAGATACGATTAGATTTAGATAAATCAAAATATTTAAATCATTTAGCATCATTTGATATTGATGATAAAGAAATTATAATTTCAAACTGGGATGTTGATAATACTACATTTACTAAATTTAAAAAAGATGAATTAGGAAATGATGTACCTGATGGTGAAATAAATAAAAGTGTAGTATTAAAATTATATGAACCATTACCAACAACGATTAATAAGAATGATACGTTATGGATTTCTGAATTAAGTGCATTACCGATATTACAATCAGTAGTATTGACTGGTGTTGGTGCAGATAAATGCGTTCCATTAAGAGCACCTAATTTTGATGCAAATATAGATTTTGTTAAAGAACAATCAACTGGGTTTGAATCATATGATAATTTAATATTAAGTGGTTCTGCAACTTCACAACAAATAGTTGATAAATATTTAGCAGAAAATTTTATAGATGTTAAAGGTATTAATATTGATTATAGTGATTTTTCTAACTTTGTAAAATATAGTAGTGCAATTGAAAGATTAGCAAACTTTAAATATAAAAAAGAATTAGCCGAATGGTATGATAATACGATAACAACATTAACAGCGGATAGTACACCAAACACAATTGCATTAAATTTAGATATAACAAACTATCAAACAAAGAAAGCAAATTTAATAACTGGTTTTGATGGTTGGGAAACATATTTAACACAAAGTGTATTTACAGGTTCGTTTAGTAATGCATCTACGGTATCTTTATACAATGATTATTTAGATACGGCGGAATTATATGATAGAAACAATAACAATTCTTTAAAAAATAACATACCACTTCATATTGTAGAAGATAATGGAAATTTAGATTATCTTTTATTTTTAGATATGGTTGGTAATTATTTCGATATTATTTGGGCTTATATCAAAGGTATGAGTGACCAAAAGAAAATAGCAGAAACTAATACTGATGGTATTGAAGATAAGTTTTTATATCAGTATTTACAATCATTTGGTTGGAACGCAAAAAATCTTAATTCAAATAAACAACTTTGGGAATATACATTTGGATTAAATGATAATGCAGAAACTGGTTCATTTACATCTACGGCGTATTTAGGAGATAATACAGAACAAATAACTCCTGAAAAAGCCACTACACAAATTTGGCGTAGAATTGCAAACAACTTACCTTATTTATTAAAACATAAAGGTAGTGTTAGAGGTATTAACGCGTTATTAACTTGTTATGGTATTGCAGCATCAAACCTTTCTATAATGGAGTTTGGTGGACCTACTTCGGATGTGGTAGAAGATTCGCCTAAATTTATATACAATAGTTTAACACATAATTTAGTATTTGATAATGTAACTGCAAGTTTAAGTATACCATTTACCGGTACACCTAAACCACAATCTATTGAATTTAAATTAAAGCCTGATAGTTTTCAACCATACACATTTGTAACAGGTAGTGGTAGTTTTAGTATAGGAATACAACCAGATATTTCTAATGATACTATTGCAAACAAATATGGTTATTTTACAATCAATGGTAATTGGGTAAATTCAAAATATCCTTTTTATGATGGAAATTATCATAGTATATTACTTAACAAAAGTGGTAGTACATATAATTTATATGCTAGAACAAATGATAAAGATAGAATTATACAAAGTGGGGAATGGATAACAACTATTACGGGTAGTAATTACGAAGATACAACTACATTAAAGTTTATAGGATTTAAAGGTCATTTAGAAGAATTTAGATTATGGGAAACTAATTTAAGTGAAAGTGTATTTAATAGCCACGTTGTAATGCCGGAAGCGGTTAATGGTAATCATTTATATAGTTCTACTCAAGATTTATTATTGAGATTAGATTTTGAAAGACCACAAAATGTAAATACTAATACTACAATTAATAACGTAGCACCTAAAATAGAATATGTTGCAGCCGTTAGTGCAAGTGGGTTTGCAACGGCAAGTTCATATCCATACAATTATGATGTATTAGAAAGAGAAGTGGCGTTAACAATTCCAAATAGTGGAGCAAGTAGATATTATACAAATAAAGTAAGATTAGAATCACAAGAATTAACATCTAACTTATCACCATTATATCGTTCAACTATTAAAGCATTTGAAAACGCTCCTATGGATTCAAATAGAGTAGGATTGTTTTTCTCACCTAATAAAGATTTAGATTTAGATATTGCAAAATCATTCGGTGGAGAATCTTTTGATGAATATATAGGTAATCCAAAATATGAATATGGGTATATTAATTATCCTGAATTGGATGCTGTAAGAAATTATTATTTTGAAAGAGTAGGTGAAAGAAACTTATATGAGTTTATACGTTTAATTAAATTTTACGATAAATCATTATTTGTTAATCTAAGAGAAATGTTGCCAGCAAGAGTTATAGCAACAACAGGACTTTTAATTGCACCACATTTATTAGAAAGAAATAGAATTAAAGTAAATAGACCAGAAGCAACTGCTGAAAGTTTAGAAGGTGTTGTAACCGAAACTCAGATTACTGAATTAACTTCTACGTTTGATTATAAAGAAGCAAATTTAAATTTAACTGCTTCTGTTGAAAATATAAGTGGTGTAAACCAAACCATAAATGGAACATTGGTTGCATCGGATATATACAATTTTAGTGCAGAAGCTGATTCATTTGCAGGAACAATTAATACTGATTTGGTAAATGTTGCTAAAGGTTCTTATATAACATATACCGGTTCAATTGATTATAGAAGGGATGATGGGACAATAACAACCGAACTTGATTTAATGAATGCTGGGCAAATTGTTGGAATGGATAATGCTTATATTGATTATGGGTATGGTACGGTTTTTAATAATGGATATGGAAAATATATTTATGAAGAGAATGGTGTATTTAAATCAAAGGCAATTAGAGCATTTTTAGTAACAAAAAAATCTACAACACTTACATATGTAAATACATTATATAAAATAGATGCAACAACTAATTTTGGTGGATTTGTAAGATATAATAATTTAGATGGCAATGAAGAAACTTTAGCACCGGATGCAAATATTATATTTACTTTCTATGCTAGTCAGATTTTGGAAAACGCATTAATTGATTGTTCATTAGAACAGGTGCTTGGTAGTGGTACAAATGTAGCAACATCATCGTATTCTCAAAAATTAATAGTACAAGATGGTGCACAATTATTGAATTCAGCATCTTTATATAATGACCCTAATTTAAGTAATACAGCACCTGTGGATGGGTATTTACTATCTCATTATATTTATAAAGGAGATAAACATACGAGTATTGAAAATTTGTTCTATAAAGGATGTAAACAAACAACTGCTACAACGATAGATGGTAAAGCCGCAGTAGAAACATTTACAACTAACCCAACTACATTAAGAGTAACCGCACAAGGTAGAAGTAGTAATGAACCAATATTAGAAGTAGATTAAAAATAATGTAACAAAAAAATATTTTATATATTTATAAAAGAATAATAAACAAACTATGGCATACTTAGATAACACAACAATTACAGTAGACGCTATTCTTACTAAAAAAGGTAGAGAAAAATTAGCAGCTGGACAACCATTAAACATTTCGCAATTTGCATTAGGTGATGATGAAATTGATTACGATTTATATGATGCAGGACATCCAAAAGGGTCTGCGTTTTATGATAATTCAATTTTGAGAACTCCTATTTTAGAAGCATCTCCTGATGAAACTCAGGCATTAAAATATAAATTAGTAACTTTACCAAAAGGTACAACAAGAATACCGGTAGTTTCTATTAATGCAGCTTCTATTGCAGCTAAAACAACAGGTGGTCAATTTCCAATTACACCTTCTACATCGCCAGCTGGAAATAGAAATGGTGGATATACTGCAATATTAGGTAATAAAAATGCAGGTACTATCGTTGGTGAAGGTATGGCAAATATAACAACAACTTCAACTACATTTACAAATAGTGTAACTGCAACTGCAGAAGTAGTAAAAGGTATGACATTTACTTTCATTCCTAATAGTTCTTTAACTTCAACATTAACAACAACTTTAACTATATTTGGTAACGAAACTGGTGGTAGTATTACTATTCCGGTAACTGTTACTTATGTAGCTTAATAAAATAATAAACAACGAATATGGCAACTTTAGGTTCAAATACCGGTACACAATTAACAAACGACTTAGCATCGTATCTTAACTTACAAAAGCAAAATGCTAATGGAACAATAGATACAACACAATTAGCAGCTATTATTAACAATTACCTTACAACGGGTGAAAAATTAATAATGGAAGCTGGAACTACTACAAACTCAGTATATAAGCAATTTAATACAACAGATGTAGTTCCTGCTAAAAATGAAGTAGTAACAACTGGATTATGGAGTAATGGTAGTGGTTCTTTAAGTTCTGATATCGTTACTGGTTCAATAACAAATATGGCGGGCAATAGTGGTTCGGCAACTGATGAATACTATTATAATGTATATGCAACCCATAGTTCAGAAATTCCTGAATTTGCAGTAGCATATGGGCATATTAGTGGTGCAGGTGCGAGAACATTAGCAAACTATGATGAAGCAACGTTACCAACAAAAGCAACTTATTTTCAATATAGAGCATTATTAACTGATACAGCTGAAACTCATTTCCGTTTTTATGATGGAACAACCGAAGATGGTTATTCATCTCCTGATTTTTACGCGGTTAATATTAGTAGAGCAAATTATAGAGAAAGAGTAGATCCAGGAAATTGGGAAATTACTTTAACCGGAACAAGTGGTTCATTTACTTTTATAGATAATAGTGGTGAAAAATTCAATATAACTAATGCAGGTACTAATGAATACAATATTGTTAGTGGTACATTAAATTTAGGTACTAACAATGCAGCTACAATCACAACAGCAACTGCATCTAATGGACAAGGGTTTGGTAAATTCTATCCTGATTATGGTATTTTTATATTTAACCCAACGGCTTTATCGGCTACTCTTGGTGCTCAATCTATTTTACCATCAGGTTCTTTTATTTCAGATGAGTTTAATCACAAAAAAATGTTCAATGTAATTAAGGCGGGTGGTGATTTCCAAGCTCGTAGAATTGAAAATATATCTACCGCACATTACTTTGTAAGAGTTAACAATAGAGAGTTTAACTTTTCTAATAACCCTACTTATACTGATGCTACTGGTTCAATGAAACAACCTACATTTACAACAGACCCTTTAACTTATATTACAACAATTGGTTTATTTAACGATGCGAACGAAATGATTGCAGTAGCTAAAACATCACAACCTATTGCTAAATCTTTCAGTAAAGAATTGTTATTGAAAGTAAAATTAGATTTCTAATAAAAAAGATTTGTTTGGGAGTATCGTAGGACAAAAACCAAACACGTAACTAAAGAACCCAACCTTAAAAAAGTTGGGTTTTTGTTTAATAAGATATTTATATTAGATTATGTTAAAACAAATACCTAAATCCGATATTAGTTTTAGACCATTTAAGGTTTATAAAACATTTACACCAACCGAACAATCGATTGCAGCGGATTTGGCAGTAAACCATACCGGTAGTACGGACCAATTAACGGATTCAGAATTACATCAACAAGGCTTGTGGCATCAATTACGTACTATGTATTATAATGGTGATAATGCATTAAATCCGTTTATGTCTTATGGTACATTTAAACCAAACTATACGAATGTTGAAACCGGGTTACAAAGAAGTTTAAAAGATAGAGCGTTTGTATTAAGTATACCACAAATAGAATTTGGCGAACAAATAAAACCAAATTCGGTTTATTTACAAAATTCAATAAGTATAGGAAACGAAGAAATATATGATGATGGTTATGGTAATTTAATATCAACTTATAGTTCATATTTTTTTAATAAAATAGATATTGAAACAAATGAATTTTGGTTTACTGATGCAAATAATACTGTTATTAAAACAAATATACTAACATTGGATATAGAAAATAATTTATTATTAGTACAAAATGAAGATACTTTTTATTTAATAAAAATTGATGTAGAAGAAGGTAGTGTTAGTTTTTTAGGCATATTTAAAGAAACAAATGTAAATGCATCAATTATAGGTAATGTATTTTATTCACATGGTATTATTACAATTACAAGAGAAACACAACTAAATGGTATAAGAGAAACCGCATTAACAAATTATAATTTAGAATATAAATCTACAAATACTATTTATGAAAATGAATACCTATTAGTAGTTGGTGAAGATGAATTTAATGTTTCTACAAACCCTACATCATATACTGAAAATAATGTTGATAC